CACAAGCGTGATTGTCAAAGTCAGTGAGTCTGGTGTCTACACCTATGAGTATGGGGATCAACGCTTCACTACCAGAGACATCAAGCACCTGTCACTGATGCGTGTTCCTGGCTACGTCTATGGCCTTGGACCCATCCAGAAGGTCAGAGGGGAACTAGAGCAGTCCCTAGACCTTCGTACCTACACAGGCTCATGGTTCTCTTCCTCAGGCATGGCTACGGGGGTACTGAAGACAGACCAGTCACTAACCCAAGAACAAGCAGATGCATACAAAGAACGCTGGGGAGAGGTAATCAACGGCAAAGACCGTACAGCCATTCTTGGCAACGGACTCTCATATCAGTCCACTTACCTAAACCCCAAAGACGCTCTATTTATTGAAGCTGTCAATGCCAACCTACAGCAGATCGCCAGAATGTTTGGTATTCCAGCTTCCCTGTTGTCCCTACCACTAGAGGGCAACTCACTGACCTACAGCAATGTGCAGGACGAACTAAACCAGTTCTATAAGTTCACATTGACTGCCTACCTAAATGAGATTGAGAACGCACTGACTGACCTAATACCACGAGGCCAGACAGTCCGCTTTGATCCAGCAAACCTGATGAGGCTGAGTCCCCAGGATCGTTATGCAAACTACAAGACTGCTATTGATTCTGGATGGCTCTCCCCTGATGAGGTACGCAAGATGGAGGGGCTAAAGGGACCGGCACCTAAGAAGGAGCCACAACCACAGCCGATGGGTGATGTAGGAGCCCCAGACAAGGGGGAAGCAGTGAATAAGGAGGAAGAAAATGAAGACATGTAACAAGTGTGATCAGGAAAGAGAGCTTTCCCTATTCAGAGCAAATCCCAATCGCTCTGGTGGATACGAGCACACCTGCATGGTTTGCACAGGTGAATGTGTGGAGTGCGGCCAACCAAAGCCAGAGCCTGCACCAGAGCCGGTACTTGAGGAAGAGGTACTAGAAGTATTTGAGGAGGTACTAGACGATGAAGAAGTTTGAGATGGAGATTAGATCCTTCGATAAAGAGGAACGCACCGTAGAAGGTATTGCTGTCCCCTACAACCAAGTCATTGACGTTGGTGGATACCGTGAGTCATTTGACCGTGGAGCTATCGAAGACGTATCAGACACAAAGCTCTTTTATAACCATGAGGAACCAATCGGCAAGATTGTACGAGGGGAAGACTCAGAGGATGGCTTCAGGATTGAAGCAAAGATTTCAGAGACACCAAGAGGCGAGGAAGTTCTAACACTCCTACGTGATGGTGTCCTGTCCAAGTTTTCAGTGGGCTTCATGCCCGTTGAGCAAGAGTCACGAGATGGGGTGACGGTAAGGACAAAGGTACATCTTCGTGAAGTATCTGTTGTTGCCTTCCCTGCCTACAGTGACGCAGACGTACTCAGCGTAAGAACTGAGGAAGTCGAAAATTCAAAAGAAAGGAATGAAACAAAGATGGAAGAAATTAATGATAACTCTTCTGCACTAGCTGATATCACAAACGCCCTAGAAACACTAGAACGCAAAGTTGATTCACTAGAAGTTCCTACGCTCAAGAGGGGCACTGGAAGCTACTTCAAGAGCTATGGAGAGTACATCAAGGATTATGTTGCACGCGGTGAACGCGCTGAGCAGCTATTCCGTGTCTACACAGGTGGTACCTCTGACGATGCAATCGTCAAGGACGCTTGGGTAGGAGATGTTGTAAAGATCATTGATAAGCCACGTACTGTCCTCAATGCATACAGGACCGCCACCCTACCAAGTGAAGGTCTAAATGTTGAGTACGGTCTGCTAGACACTGACACAGTTGATGTTGATGTGCAGGCCGATGAGGGTGACACGCTGGCTTACGGTGCTGTGTCACTCACGACTGCAACCGCTCCTGTTGTGACATACGGTGGTTACATCGAAATGTCTCGTCAGGAGATTGAGCGTAGCTCACATGTGGGTATTCTTGACACTGCATTCAGGGCTATGGCCGCTCGCTACGGTAGCGTTACCAACGCTGCTACTCGTGCCGCTATTGTCGCTGCAACCACTCAGACTGACACCTTCAATATTGCTGATCTAGATGACGCAGCATTGGTAATGGGTCTACTAGTGGACAGCGCTTCTGCTCTCGATGACTACAACGCTTCACTAGATCACATCATTTGCTCCGTGGACGTTTACAAGGCGCTCGTCACTGCTGTTGGCACAGACGGTCGTCCAATGTTCTCAACCGTGGGTGCAAGTGTGAACACCGTTGGTTCTGCTCAGCTTTCAGGGCTAAGTGGTTCTCTACAGGGTGTTCCTGTGATCGTTGACACGGGTGCTGCTGCAAACACCCTATGGTTCTCTGACCGTGAGGCAGTAACTACATGGGAATCTCCTGGCGCACCACTGAGGCTCAGTGATGGTGATATCACCAACCTAAGCAATCAGTACAGCGTCTACGGATACGCAGCAGTTGCAGTGCAACAGCCCAATTTGATCGTAAAGGTGACGCTTTCCTGATGGATAGCGCAGACCTTGCACAATACGTTGGTGCACCAGACACAGATACGACATTTGTCGGTCAGTGCTGGGATGAATCAGTTGCTTTGGTCAACGCCTACATTGAGGGAAGCACAGTAGTCAATACTGGCGCTCAGTCACTTACTGAAGTGGTTGACCCTCTCACAGGTGATGTGCTGAACAACGTTTCAATGCTACCTGCTGAGGTTGTGGACAGAGCTTACCTAGAGGTTGGTTCTGAGCTATACCACAGGAGGAATGCACCCAACGGCATTGCCCAGTTCTCATCATTCGATGGCAACGCTATGAGAGTGGCTCGTGACCCAATGGTTGCGGCATATCCACTCTTGCAGCGGTACTTGGTGGTGGGGTTCTGATGTTGGCAAGCGCTAGGACAGAATTGGCGGGGCTCTTAGAGGCACAGGGATTAACGGTAGTTCCATTTCTACCAGAAAGGCCACAGCCTCCGATATGCCTCATCACTTCTGGTGATCCCTATATTGTGCAAGGTCAAACCTTCACGGAATTCAAAATTGGATTAGACGTAACACTGGTGGCTTCAAAAGCCACCAATGAGGTTGCTACAGAGCAGCTTGATCTGATGATTGAGAAAGCACTGTTCGCTACCGAGTTCGAAATAGAACAAGTGGGTGCGCCATTTGCTCTTGAAATAAACAACGCACAGTATCTAGCGGCCAGAGTGTCGCTACAAATTAATAAAGAATTGGAGGAAAACTAATCATGCCAAGAACTAAGATTACAGGCAAGAGCTTGACTCTTGATATCGATGGTTCCGAATACAACTGTGACGCAACGTCCATCACCCTACTCAATGAAGAGAGTGATGACAATGACGCTGTGACCTTCTGTGAGGCTGGTGCTGGTTCCAACGTAACTTGGTATCTAGACATCACAGCAGTTGTGTCAACTGATGCAGATTCTCTATGGACTTATCTCTGGGATAACGCTGGTACTACTGGCGTTGCTTTCGAGTTCGCACCATTTGGGAATGCCACTCCCACGGCTACTCAGCCCCACTTTACGGGGACTGTGGAGCTTCCGAGTGAGCCTGCTATCGGTGGTGATCCGAGTGCTTCATGGACATTTGAGACTCGTCTTACCCTTGAAGCTGCACCAACCAAGGCTGTTTCGTAAGCCATGATGGGGGTCATTGTCCTAGGGGACGACAAATTAGTAGCTGGGTTATTGAGGTTTCGTTCTCAAACAGATTTGGAGAACGCATACCACGACACAGGCCGTTACGTTGCCGCTCTTGCTAGGACGATGGCTCCTGTCGAATCAGGAAGACTTGCTGGGAGTGTTCGATACAAGACACTCACACAAAAGACTGTGATTCAGGCAGGTACACATGGGTTTCCATATGCACCACTGGTCCACTACGGAACCTATCCACCTGGGTCACATGCACAGCCATTCTTGACAAACGCATTCGCTGTAGCTAACAGCAATATCCCCATTGTGTTTGATAAAGAGATGGCCAAGACAATGAAACAAACGGGGGTATAAATATGAAAGGAGACAAGAATATGAGTGAGAAGTTTGACATCAACTCTCTAACCGCTGGGGAGGTAGCACAGATTGAAGAGAAGGCTAAGCAGTCATTCACATCAATCAGCGATGACAACGCACCTAAGGGTCGTCTGTTCGCAGCTATTGCCTTTGTGGTTAGGAAGCGTGACAACGATAAAGTCACATTCAATGAGTGTCTTGATATGCCACTAGGCGACATCATGGCTCTCATCGGACTAGATGACGAAGAAGATCCTATGTTTCCAGATACGGAAGGATAGAGCAGAAAGGAAGGCGACTGTATGTGTCTTTGCAGGCATTCAGCCGTCTGAGTACGAGAAGCTCACTCTGCTAGAGATTAATGAGTTTGTTGAAGCTGCAAAGGAATTGAAAGGAGGGTAGCGCAGATGGAAGCTACGAGTGTATGTGATTCCTGCGCTACCCCCTTGCCAATCGGGGGCGGTACTACATGGGAAGACATGTAATCTCCGTAACCCTTACTGGTAGGAATGCTGACCTCAAAAGGGCACTAGATGGTTCAGTAAGGGATATCAAGAAGCTCAGTGATGCCTACCGCAGAGCAGGCACCAAGCTAGACAGAGACTTGAGTGCCAATGTTCGCAATGTCAATAGGATGGCTTCTGCATTC